AACTCAAAGTTTTAATTTTACTACTTTAGAACAATTTTCTAAAATAACTTTAGTTAATGAAAATATAATCCAAATTCTTGAAGCTGTAGATAGTGATGGAAATACATGGTATGAAGTACCTTATTTAGCTCAAGATACTATCATAGATAAAACATACAATATTAGTGTTTTTGAACCTAACTACTCTCAGTATAATGATCAAGCTCCATTTATGTTGAGATTAAAAAAAGTAAATAAAAGATTTACGGCTCAATTTATAAGTGATACTGAATTAGAAATTAGTTTTGGAGCAGGTACAACAGGAAAAGACAGTGAATTAATTATTCCTAATCCTGATAATGTTGGTTTAGGCATACAGGATGGAATTAGTGCCTTTAATACAGCTTTTGATCCTTCTAACTTTTTCTTTACAAACGAATATGGTCAAGCTCCTGTAAATACTACTATTACTTTTACATATCTTGTTGGTGGTGGGGCTCAAAGTAACGTTCCTGCTAATGATGTTAATCAATTGGTTACATCAAACGCTCAATTAAATGATTATGGTTTAAATGCCTCTACAGTACAAACTGTATTAGAAAGTATTAAATTTAATAATTCTATAGGTGCTACTGGGGGTGGACCTGGAGATACTTTAGAGGAAATAAGATTAAATGCTTTAGCAAATTTTCCTACTCAATTAAGAAACGTTACTAAAGATGATTATTTAGTAAGAATATTATCTATGCCTAATGAGTTTGGATATATTGCTAAAGCTTATGTAGTTCAAGATTTAAATTTAAACGCTGATAGAGATAATACTCAAAGTTTAGTTAACATGAATCCTTTAGCACTAAGTGCTTATGTATTATCGACTAACAATGATGGTAAATTAACTACATCTAACGCAGCTGTAAAACAAAACTTAAAAACATATTTAAGTCAATATAAAATGTTAACAGATGCTGTTACAATTAAAAATGCTTTTTATGTTAATATAGGAATCAACTTTGAAATACAGGTATTGCAAGGTTTTAATGCTCAACAAGTTTTAATTGGTTGTATTAATGCTTTAAAAGAATTTTTTAATACTAAAAATTGGTCAATAAATCAACCTATTATATTAAGTCAAGTAGAAAATTGTATTAGTTGTAATAATGTAAATGGAGTAGCAGCTGTAAAAAAATTAGAATTTATTAATAAGTTTGGAGGTCTATACAGTCCATACACATATGATTTATCAGGAGCTACTTTAGGAGGTATTATTTATCCTAGTTTAGATCCTATGATTTTTGAAATTAGATTCCCAGACAGTGATATCTTAGGACGAGTTGTTGGGGCTTAATATTTATAATATATGTTTTCTCAATTATTCCCTTCTAAAGACGCAACATTATATTCACTATATCCAGAAACAAATACTGGTTTAGATCCTATATTAGAATTTACTAAGCCAGATCCATATAATGCTTCTAGAATGCTTATTCAGTTTGACCAAACTGAAATAATGGATACATTAAGTAAGGTTAGTAGAACATCAACGTCGTCAGGTAGTTGGGAGGCTTATTTGAGAGTATATGCTTCACAAGTAGAAAGTTTACCAACTGTAGTTCCAATACTAGTTAATCCTGTTTCTCAAGAATGGGATCAAGGAACGGGTCGATTAGCAAATTCCCCAACTACTGTAAATGGAGCTAGTTGGTTAGGACCTAAAACAGGAAGTTTTTGGATAATAAATAATACTTCTTCACTTTATTACGTAAATGATTATGCTTTAAGTGGATATGTAACAGGAGTACCCATAACAGGATCTTATTTATCAGGATCAGTAGGAGGAGGAGCTTGGTATACTAGTAGTTATGCAACAACAACAATATCACAATACACTCCACAGGATTTATACATAAATGTAACTTCTATTATAAGTCAGTGGTCATCTTCTTTAATACCAAATAATGGTTTTATTTTAAGAATTAGTGAATCTGTAGAAAATAATCCAAATTATCAATATATTTTAGATTACTTTAGTAGAGATACAAACACGATTTATCCTCCTTCTTTGTTTTTTTATTGGAAAAACCAAGTCTTCAATCCAGATGTAACTAAACTTCAAACAAATCAAGTTTTTGATGTATCTATTGGAAATAATGATGGAGTTTATTATGCTGAAAGTAACGTTAGATTTACTATTGCTTCGAGAGATAAATATCCTCAACGACAGTTTGTAACTTCTTCACTATATGAATTTAATAAAACTTTACCTTCACAAAGTTTTTATCAGATTATTGATGTGGATACTAACGAAACTATAATACCATTTAATGATCCTGGTACATTAATAAGTGCTAATGGAACGGGATCATATTTTAACGTAGATATGAGTACACTAGAACCAGAAAGATTTTACACAATACAAGTTAAAGTAGATATTGATGGTAGTACTTATGTAAAAAATGATAGTAATATGAAATTTAAAGTTTCACAAACTATATTCCCATGAGTAAAATAACTATATCAACTAAAAAAACAATATATAGTAAAGATATTAATAAAGTAGTAGATACTGGATTTAATACAGTTATTAATCCAAATAGTACTACTGAAGTAGTAAGTACTATTCCTACAGTAAGTGAGTTTTTTGAAAACTATGATATTTTATTTTATGAAATCCCAACAACTGGAGAAAATTCACATACTACTCTTGTAGAAAGAAGTAGTGAATATTTAGGTTTAGATTTAAATTTATTATTAGAACAATTAAACTTTTTGCAAGAACAAAATAAACTATTACAACAACAAATAAACGAATTTAATACAAATATTTAATGCCTGTACAAATACTTCCATCATATATCAATAATAATATTTTAACTCCACAAGAGCAAAATCTTGTAGCGAGTAATGAAATGACTAGATTTTTTGGTATATCTGGAGACTATGTACAATTATTTATTTATACTAATTTAGATACTTTAGTTTTTAATAGTCCTAATTTTCAAGAATACAGTGTTACTGAAAATAAAGAAATAAATTTTGACCCAGCATACGATATAGAAAGTGCTGGTTTTAGATTGGGTACATATAATATGGTCTATAATTTTTTAAGACCTTTATTAACTCAAAATCCGAATTTAGATTTATTTATTTATTCAATTTCACCAGATAGAAGAGAAATTAAAGTAAGAACAACAGCAGATAATAATTTATTTTTTTCAAACGCTGTTGCTTATATAGATTTAATTCAAGCGAGAGATTATTTTATTGAATATTATCTTGATTTTGGAAATAATAATTTAATTACTGCTTTATCGTTAGCAGTAGAAAAAGATGTTTTTGGAACATCTACAGTAATTGTTAAATTAGAAAATCCACTTCCACAAAATATTGTTGTTAATAGTCCATTAAATGTTGTAGAAAAAATAGTAAATACTTATAAGTATCAAGCTATTTTAACATCAGATGTTTCTTCTTCTGTAGAATTTCCTAGTTTAAGAGAAGCAAATTTTACTTTAGATGTTGATAGTTATAGAATTGGTTCAAGTGATTATTATAATTACACTCAAATTACAAATTTAACTCAGTCTAGTGAGTTACAAACAATGTTAGCTTTTATTTCAAGTAGTAATCCAACAATCAATGTAGATTATACTGAATATGTTAATTTTGTTCATTTTGGTTCTGCTCAACAACAATTAGAAACTTTTAAATATAAATTAGGTAAAATACAAAATCTACAAAGTGGTATAAGTAGTTTACCTCCTACTGACTTAAATAGAATTATTTCTCAATCTGTAATAGACCAAACAATTCAAGGCTTTACAAATTATGAAGAATATTTATATTATGAATCAAGCAGCACATCTTGGCCAAAATCAAATACAACTCTTCCTTACATAAACCAAAATACAGGATCTACAGAATCTATTCTTTGGTATAACAACCAATCATACTCAGCAAGTTATTATGATGAATTTAACAATAATAACTTAATTTATGCTTTACCTACATACTTACAAGAAAGTCCAACCTTCTCAAATGTAGAACCTTTTGTATATTCGATGGGTCAAATGTTTGATGAAATTTGGCTTTATATTAAAGCTATGACTGATTTATGGAAAGCAGATAATTCATTAACTGATGGTATTAGTAAAGATATGGTTGGAAATGCTCTTCAAAGTTTAGGTATTAAACTTTACACTGATGGAGACCAAGACAATCTTTCTACATGGTTATACGGAACAAATCAACAAGGCAGTCCATATTTTCAAACAGCTTCTTGGCAAACAGGAATTACAGCATCACAATATACTTTATCTGGTCAGGATGAAGCAAAAAGTATATTTAAAAGAATTTATGCTAACTTACCTACATTATTAAAAAGTAAAGGAACCGATAGATTTATTAATTATATAAATACACTTTATGGTATTCCTGATACTATCTTATTCCCTATGGAATTTGGTGGTATAGATAAAACAAGTAATACAGCAGAATACAATTATTCTAGATTTTCTGCTGCATTGCAGTTTCAACCATTTAAATATAGTTTTATAGATAATCTTACAACAAGTTCTTATGGTATACAAAATATAGAATTTAGATTTAGACCAACTAATTTAAATACATCTAATAATCAAACCTTATTAATAGGATCAAATCATATTACTCCATCAACAGCTGAATGGATAATTTATTTACAACCAACTAGTGTAAACGGTTATGATTATGCTAATGTAGTTCTTTGGACAAATTCAACAAATGTAACTCAAAGTGTATTAATACCAGCCTTTGTAACAGGTAGTAATAAAGAATATAATTGGTGGAATGTAGCTTGGCAAAACGAAGGAACTGGATCTGTTTTATATGTAAAAAATGAATTAAATGGTGAAATAGGTTATAATGTTTCTACATCTTATTCTACACCAGTTTATGATAGTACTAATACAAGAATTGAATTAGGAAGTGTAAATCCATTATTTTCAACTACTCTTCCTTCAAGTTTATCATTAGGTAGTTGTTATTCTCAATTACAAGAATTAAGAGGATGGTCAATATCTTTAAGTGAATCTGTATTAAATACTCATACTCTTAACCCAGAATCTTACGTAGGTAATACTACAAACGATGCTTATGATAATTTAATATTTAGATTTCCTTTAGGAAATGATTTATATACTAATTTTGGTAATGTAACTGGTAGTCAACCAAATTTAACTTCTAATTATTTCTTATATTTTAATGGAACTTGGCAACCAAGCGATTATATATATTTCACTGAGCAATATTATACTCAACCTGCTGTAGGAGGATACTCAGTTCCAAATACAGATAAAATAAGAATAGAAAGTCAAACGTTAGCAACTAATAGATTGCAACTTCTTAAATCTGTAGTTTATAACAATCCTACAAGTAGTAGAACTAATGATATTCATTTGACTCAAGTTGGTTTTAGTCCACAAGATCAAATAAATAATGATATAATTGCTCAATTAGGTACTACGTATAATTTAGACCAAATAATAGGAGATCCAAGATACAGCGATTTAAACTATTATCCTGGTTTAGAAACATTACAAGAAGACTATTTTGAAAAATATGTTAGTCCTTATAATTATAAAGATTTTATTCAATTAATTGAAACATATCATAAATCTTTATTTAGATATTTAGAAACTTATATTCCTGGTAGAGCAAATAATGCTTCTGGAGTTGTAATAAAACCTCATATTCTTGAAAGAAGTAAAACAAGAAGATATGAACCTACTATTGACACAGCATCTTATGATGGTCAAATAGAAACTGTAACTATTGTGGGATCAAACTCAGGAGACTACTGCTGTTCAAGAAATTCAACAATAAATGAAGCGTTTTTCGATGGTGAATTAAGTGGAAGTTATATTGAAATTTGGAGTGCTTATGACCAAAATAACCCATTTACTAGAGCTATTTGTGATTGTCATCAATATCAAGTTACTACAGATGGACAAATTGTCTGGGTTGATTGTAATGGAGAAACTAAAGTAGATTCTGGAATTACTCAAAGGGTAGTACAATTAACAGCATGTAAAGATAAAATAACTACAGTAGGTAGTACAAACTTTTATTTACAAGATTTAGGAAGATTTAGTGGAGGTCAAGCTTTTGTAGAACAATATGAAGGTTGGGATGCCTTAGATAATAATGTTGTTCCAAATGTTCAGTCTCAATTTAAATTTAAAAAATTACCTACATCACAATCTATTAACACAAGTGCTTTAGGTAATTGTGCTAGATATAAAATAACAAATTTAGGAACTCAAGGTGGAACTCCGGCTCAGGGTGATGAAGACATTTATTTTAATTATACAAATTGTAATGGCATAGGTGTATTATGTGATGTTGTTAGTTCATCTCCATTTCCAACTTTTGGTCCTAATTTTATTTATAGAGAAGCTATTGTCAATTCTATAGGATATGATACTTTAGGATTATGTGGTACTAATGGCCCAGCAAATAATTTTCAAGTAGATTTTGATGGTTATATAAGACAAGTAGATAATAGAATATTTACTCAATTTTCATCTTCTATTGAATGGCAAGACACTAATTTAAGTGATGCTGGATATGTTAAAAGTAGAGAAATAGGTAGTTCAACAACAGCTCTTGATTTTAATCAAACTTTTTCTACTACTTCTAGTATTATTACTTATGATACAACATTTTTAGGAAATAATTCTCTTCCAAATGTTGAACAAACTCAAGAATATATTCTTTTCGTAGATACTGCTGAAAATACTTTAGCAGAAAGATTTGGAAGTACACAATATCATATAAAACTTTTAATAGACAATTCAGGAAGTATTTATAAACCTGAAGAAAGTGCATCATATTTTTATAATACTGATCAAAATTTTGGAAGTGATACACCAGTAGCTGTAGCTGTTTATAATGGTAGTGGAAGTTTTAATCAAGATTTTGAAACAACTGTTTATCAACCTTTAAAAAGATTTGAAACTATAATACACTCAGACACAGGATCTTATAATAGTTTATTTTTAAAATCAGGTTTTATTCCTACAATGTCTTTTACTAGTATAGGTGGATTTTTAACTAGTATAGAAACTTATATTAATAATGTTTTTACAGTTGCTCAAAAAGATAAACCATCAGCACTTTCTAGTAAAAATACTTATCAACCTACTAATTATGAAGCTGTTAAGTTTTTAACTCCTGTTATAGATAATGCTGGAGGATGGACGTCTTACAAATACACAGTACCAGGAAATTTTCAAGATTCGGTTCAAATAACAAGTTCTGTTGTTGTTTATAATAATAATAATGCAAATAAAATTGATTCATTAACTATTTATTTAGTAAAAAATGGAAATGTATTAAATTCAAATGTACTTCCTGATTTAGGTAGTAATAGCTATGGAAAACTTACAGTAACGTCTAGTACTACTTATAACGAAGGAGATGAATTTTATGTAACATATGCTTGTAGTGATAATAATGGATGTCCTGATGTGTATATAGTAAATAGTAATGGATCTGATGTTACTGATTTTACAATAACAGCAGGTGCTGGAAATACAGTTCCTGTAGTAACAAGTAGCTATTATTTTACAAGTAGTTTTGAAGGAACTGTTTTAACAGCTTCAACAGCTTTAAGTTATTTTTATGGACCTGGATATGTTCAAACTCCTGTTGTATCAAATGGAACTGGAAGTGGATTTAAAGATCCATCTCCATTTACTATAAAACAATATGACCAAATAAGATTTGGAGGAAATGAAAATGAAGTTTATACAATTATGTCTTCATCTATAAACTCTATTTATGAACTACAAACAACAGGATCAGTAAGTGGAAGTTTAACATACGTATCAGCTAGTGTTGCATCGACAGGTATAGGTTCATTTGGAGTAAATGGAGTTACTTTTAATTTTACAGCATCTGTTCCTCTTGGAGGAAATACATCAACTAATATTTATATAGCTACTTCATCGTTCTCTAATACTACTCCTACAGATTATGCTTTTACAGCTTCTGCTGTATTTAATGTAAGTAGATCTGCAACTCTCTATTCTAATACTTTTGCAGGAATAACAGCTTCAAACTCAACTTCTGTTTTAATTCTTAAAGCGGGTTTTGTAGGAGGTGAATATGATGCTTCAATTTTAAATGATTATACATTTACATCAGGAAGTACTACATATAATTTTAGTGGAGCTTCTGGCATATCATATGCTTCACCTTTATTCTTATATTTAGATAGAACTCCTCAAGGACAAAACTTAAATTATTTTGCTATAAGACGTTTGGCTACTGACCCAGGTTATATTATATTAAACAATAACCCCGTTAAGTCTAAACCAGGTTTAGCACCAGCATTTATACTTCCAAAATATATGAGTCCTACTTTAAAAAATAATTTATCAAACATAATTTCAAACTTAACAGCAAAAGGATTATTTTCATAATATTTATATAACACAATATGGCATACTTAAATAATGAATATGTAACCGTAGATGCGGTTTTAACAACAAAAGGCAGAGAGCTTTTAGCTCGTAATGATGGTTCATTTAGAATTACTCAGTTTTCATTATCAGACGATGAAATTGATTATACACTTTATAATCCAAATCATCCTTCTGGATCAGCATATTATGGAGAAGCTATTGAAGCTATGCCTTTATTGCAAGCCTTTGTAGACAATACTCAAGATATGAAATATCAGTTGGTAACTTTACCTCGTGGTACTGCAAAATTACCTGTATTGAATATTGGTGGTAGAGCAAGTATTAGTTTACAACAAGGAGCTACAATTGTTATTAATCCTACTACATTAAACTATTTAGGAACTATTGAAAGTGTTGAACCTTTAGGTTATTTAGCAACAGTTTCAAACCAAAACTTAATTGGAAGTTTTACAGGTACTGGAGTTAATACTACAGCTTTACCAAGTTTATCTCCAACACCAACAACATCTGGTGTTCCTTTAAGTATTTCACAAATTGGAACTGCATTTACTTTAACAGCTACTAGTTTGAACGATATCTTCCCAACAGGAACAACAATTGTAACTACAACAATTACATTTGTAGGTAGAAATTCAGGAGCAAGAATTAGTATTCCATTCACAGTTAATAAAAAACAATAATAATGTCATATTCCGTATTAACGTTAGACGATCAAGTAGTAAGTAGCGAAATAGTAGTTTCAGCTGCTTGGACTAATAATCAATATACTCTAACACAATTTTTTACTAGTTCAGCTCAAGAAACGGGTTCAACAGGAGCTTTTTATTTAAATGTATATCAAACAGCATCTACTTCAACTACAGCAGAAAATCAATTTGCTATTGCTTATGGTAATATTTTAGGGTCTGGAAGTTATTATTTTAATGCTGCTGCTCCAAACTATACTCCTACTAAAGACATTTATGGTCAATATAAAGCTCTAATTTTAGGAGATGAAAATAGTAAATTTATGTTTGATTTTACATCTGGATCAGATGATATTGTAGTATTATCTGTAGCACGAGGAAGATACAAACAGAGTTTCAACCCAGGAAGTTTAACGTTAACTTTAAAAACAGGTTCAAATCAACTTACTTTAACAGATAATAGTCAAGTACAAACTACTGCAACTTTTATTAATAATACTCAATACTATACTTTAGTAAGTGGTAGTCAAGGAAGTGTATTTAGCTCAGCAGGAACTGTATCAGGAAGTTACGGTTACGTATTTCCAGATATGGGACTTATTATGTTAAATCCTTTAGCTTTACAATGTCCTGTAGCTAGTGCTGGACTAAATATTTCATGGAGTAGAACTCCTTCTAGTACAACACCACCAAGTCCTTTTAATAATCCAAATAATAGAATTGTTTATAATTTAATTAGTAGTAGTGGAGCTTTTAGTTTACAATCTGCTGAAGTATTAAGTAGTAATTTTCTTTTCTGTAGAGCTAAAAATGCAGAATATAACTACACAGCAAACCCTACTATTATTGATAGTGATGGAAATTTAATTTATAATCAGTTAATTTACAGTCCTGTGACTTATATTACTACTATTGGTTTATATAATGATAGTAATGAATTGTTAGCAGTTGCTAAATTAAGTAAACCTTTACAAAAAGACTTTACTAAAGAAACTTTAGTTAGAGTAAAACTTGATTATTAATGTCTGATACCGTATTAAAAAGACTAAATGTAAGTGACGTTTTTACCATACCTTATGAAGCTAATAAGTTGTGGACTGTCACTGCATCTAATTTTACAGAATACGGTATCTTTTTTCAAACAGGAAGTTACACTAGTTCTATAAATAAATTAGATTATACATACAGTAATTTACTTTACAAATCAGTATTAGTTAACTATTATCCTGAATTTTATCCTACAAATTCTTTATCTACATCTTCTTATTACCAAACAGTAAATTATACTGTAGATTTAACTTCAACAGATTATGCTGTTAGTGGTGCTTTAAGATTAGGAAATTTATATTCAACAGAAAAGAATTTTTACACAAGTAGTATTCAAATAATTAATATTCCTAATACATTGTGTTCTAATAAAATAATTCCTACTACTTTTCAAGCAATAGTAAGTGGCGGATTAATTTATGACGATGGAGAATATAATTTAAGATGGTCAGGATCTAGTTTTACTGGATCAGTAGGAATAATTATTTCACAAAGTAGTTGTGTAGGAAATTTATTTTATGAACAAGGATTAGGAGTATTGACTAGAATGTCTGCTTCATTTAATAATATTCAATTTCAAAATAGCTATATACTTTATGAACAAAATATGGTTTGTAGAGTAAAAGATTATGAATTTAATACAAGTTATAATCCAACATTAACAACCGGATCCTTAGGATTTGTTTATGAATCATCATCGATTTGGATTACTTCAAGTACAATACCTTACAACTACTCAGGCACTTACTATACATATCCCGATAATCAATTAAAAGATTTCGCAACAGCTAGTTATTTTACTCCTTACGTAGGATCGTTAGGTTTTTACAATGACTCAAATCAATTATTAGCCGTAGCAAAAATGTCACAACCTGTTCCACTTTCTAATGCAACAGACTTAACATTTTTGGTAAAATTAGATTGGTAAAATGAACTCTCAAAGCATGTGGTTTAACTTTAAAAAAGAAGATATTAAATACTTCAACGAAATTTCAGATTTTCCTGAAAATACTTATGGGTTTATTTATAAAATAATCCATAAAGAATCAAAACGATATTATATTGGTAAAAAAGTTCTTTATCATAATATAAAGAAAAAACTTACTAAAAAAGAACTACTAGAACAAACAGGTCCTGGTAGAAGACCAACTACAAAAATAATTCAAAAAGAAAGTGATTGGTTAAATTACTGGGGTTCAAGTAAAGATTTTTTAGAATTTAAAAAAGGAAAATTAGACACTGAGTTTTCTAGAGAAATACTTTACATTGTTTCCAATAAAAAACTTTTAACATACTACGAAGTAAAAGCCCAAATGGAAAGTAGTTGTTTACAAGATAACTTGTGTTATTGTGATAACATTTTAGGAAAATTTTTTAGAAGAGACTTTGAATAATATTTATCACTATGGATAACTTTAATCTAAAAAAGTTCTTAATTGAAAATAAAATAACTGCTAATTCAAGAATTTTGAATGAAGTAAAAGGACCAGATTCAATTACTGTAAAAGTAACTCCCGAAGGGAAAACTCGAATGAATCTTTACAATTCTCCGGAAAACGTTACAATGACTAACGGTGATCAGCTTTATTTTATAGGAAATGAAAAATATGAAGTTAATAAAGCAGTAAATGTTTATTTTGCAAGTTATACAGCTGATCCAGCAATAATATACATATCTTATGTAGTAACTTCCCCTGAGAATGATTTTAATAAATTGACTAGTAATAAAATGATCAATAGAAACCAACTAAAAAATATAGTTCCTTTAGCATCTTGTGACTTTAAAAACGGGTTTGAAAAAGGAATGAAAGACAACAGAGGTTATTTTGAGATAGTTTAAATTTAAAATAATAAAATAAATAAAATTTAATGGCTTGGTTTTCCAAGCCTTTTTTATTATATTAGTAGTAATGGATAACATACTACTATTAAACTGTCTTGAAAGCGTATTAGGTAAAGGCAAAAAATCTAGTAGTGGTAATTATGCTTTTAATTGTCCTTTTTGTAATCACCATAAACCTAAATTAGAAGTAAAATTACAAACTAATTTAAAAGGTGAAAATCCATATCATTGTTGGGTTTGTAACGTTAAAGGACTTAAACTTCCGACTTTATTTAAAAAAATAAAAACACCTAGAGAAAAAACTCTTGAATTAAGAAGTATTTTAGGTGTTAGTCCAAAAGAAGACTTAAAAGTAGAATACACAGATGTTCAATTACCTAAAGATTTTAAACACTTAATTGCTGATACAGGTTTAGAAGCAAGAAGAGCTAAGGTTTATTTAAAAAAACGAGGTATTACTGAAACTGAACTTATAAAATACAACATAGGATATGCATCTACTGGACCTTATGCTAATAGCATCATTATTCCCTCTTATGATAACAACTATAGTATCAACTATTTCGTGGCTCGAACTATGGATCCGAATGCTAGTAGAAAGTATGATACACCCAAATGTAACAAAAATGAGATTATTGGTTTTGAGGCACTCATCTCTTGGGAGATGCCGGTTATTCTTGTTGAAGGAGCATTTGATGCTATTTCTGTGCGCCGTAACGCTATTCCTCTCTTTGGTAAAAGCATTTCTAATGCTCTTATGAAGAAACTCGTTGAATCTTCAGTAAAAACAATTTATATCGCATTAGATCGTGATGCCAAAAAAGACGCATTAGATCACGCGCTTACCTTAACGAACTACGGTAAAGAAGTATATTGGGTTGATATGGATGATAAAGATCCAAGTGAAATGGGTTTTGAAACTTTTACAAAAAAATTACATAATGCTAATCCACTAACTTTTAGTGACATTATGTTACTTAAAATGAATATATGATAGAAAAAGGTCACAACATTGAAAAACATCCTTACTTAAAAAGGATTGTTGAACACGAAGGAGAACAAATTAATTTTTTAGATTCTCGATTTTACAAAACAGAAAATGGAGACTATTATCCTTCTGTAACTACAGTTTTAGGCTTTTATCCTAAAAATAAGTTTTTCGAAAGTTGGTTAAAAGACGTAGGTCACAATAGTGATATTATTGTTAGAAGAGCAAGTGAAGAAGGAACTCAAGTTCATGATGCTATTGAAAGATTTTTAAAAGGTGAAGAAATTATTTGGGTAGATGAAAACAAACGAGCTAATTATAGTTTAGAAGTTTGGAAGATGATTTTAAAATTTAGTGATTTTTGGAATACTTGCAAACCAGAATTAATAGCTAGTGAAATACATTTATTGAGTCATGAACACAAATATGCTGGAACTTGTGATTTAGTAGTAAAAATGAATGATAAAGTTTGGTTATTAGATACTAAAACAAGTAATAGTTTACATACTAGTCACAATCTACAATTATCAGCTTATGCTAATGCTTGGAATGAACACAGCGATGTAAAAATTGAAGAAAGTGGAATTTTATGGTTAAAAAGTAGTAAGAGAAAAGGTAAAGAAGGTAAATTGCAAGGCAATGGTTGGGAAATTGTTCAGCCTGAAAAACCCTTGGAAGACTATTTTACTATGTTTAAAAATATTTACGACATTTATATATTAGAAAACCCAGATCAAAAACCTTTATTTGAAAAGTTACCAACATCAGTAAAACTAGAAATGTAACATATTTATATGTATGATTAATCTGCAATCTTTATTATTAGAAGTTTTTGGTGCACAACCAAAAGCAATAATTTTATCAGGAGCAGCAGGAATAGGTAAGTCAACATTAATAAATGATTTAACAAGAAATATACCTTCTGATTTTATAGTATTTAACCCTGATACTTTTAACCCAGAAGATGATCCTGATAGACCTAATATAAGTAAAAATAATATT